TCTCATCTGTGCCATCCGGATCAGCCATCAGCTCTTCCAGTGGCTTCATATACAGCTTGGTAAGTGCTCCAAGCAGGTCGTCCTTCTTCGTCTGGTCAGCCCAGATCTTCTTGGCTTTGTCAGGCGTCATGCCTTTATGATGCATCTGAAACGCACCCAGGAACAAATCATCAATCATGGAGTACGGATAATCGGTATCGATCTTAAATCCGCGCCGCTCCATGCTCTTTACCACTCTTGCGTTAAACTCCAGTGTGTACCGGTTTCCTTCCTTGTCTGAAATAATGATCTTGGTGAAATTTCCTTCAGTCGCAGCCATTGGCTTGCCTCCTTCTCTCGCCTGTTCTTCAGGCACACTTTTTTTCTCGGCATATCAATGCCTCCTCAAAATTTATGAACGTCCCGGGGAGAGGTTGTGTCTCTCCCCGGTCGCATTCATCAGGTGGAATCAGGTGGTGCTGAAAACAATAACTGTTGCCGGTGTGCAGTTGATGGTCATTCCGACCGCTTCATTCACGCCGCCGCCGGAAATGCCGGCAGAGATGTCACCGGTCCAGCTGAACTTGCCCAGGTGTCCATCCTCTGTTCCGGGCGTGCCGTTGGTGGTGGAAGCACCGAACCATACAGCGTAGTCGTACTGGTGTCCCTCAAGGTCGTTAACGGCCTTGTAGTTTTCAGGCGTATAGTTTGCCGCAAAGCTCATCTCGGATGTGTCACCTATACCGTTGATATAGGTTCTCATATAATCGGAGAGCGAGGTTATATCGATTCTCTCCTTCGGGGGAACCAGATCCGGGAACGAAGTGATGTCAATCAGCTTCGCCCAGCTTGCACTTGTACTCGTGCGATACATCAGATAAGTCTGAAAAGTGGAAATACCTTTTACAGCTGACATAGTTCTTTTCTCCTTTCACAATTTCTGTGATACAAAAACGCATGAAAGCGGAATTCATTCAAACTCGCATTCATGCGTCTTCTATATTAAATTTGGTTTGTTTTACGAAACCCTATGAATGATCCCTTCAGGATCGATATAGGCTTCGTACCTTGCGGTATACCGGAATAGGTCAGGGCTTGTTGGATTATCAAACAGGTTCCCGCTGATCCGGATAAACCCCATGGCAATCATCTCATCGTCAACAGCCTTGTACGCCGCCTTGGCTTCAGCTTTTGTCTTTGCGTACACGTCAAGCTGATACATGATTCTTGCAAAGTTTTCAGTCGCCGATGTGCTTTGCAGATCACGCACGGTCCGGTTGGAAAGTTCATACAGCGATCCTGCTGGGAATGCTGTTGGGCTTGCCACATATCTGCTAACAAGTTTGCCTTTCGCAAACTTTGAGGAAGCTTGCCGATGAACTCTGTCAAAGATATTTACTTCATAGTCTATCATCTTTGCTCACTCCCTCAGATATTCCGCAATCACCGTTCCTCCGTCGATTTTCACCTTTTCTTCCAAATCAATCAGAGTGTTGTACATAAACGGCCTCGGATCCATACCCCTTGTCCAGTAGAACCCGCCGTCCCGGTCGTTGTGATACACCCATCCTTCAACACCGTGAAGACTCGGTCCTCTTCCCATGCCTGTTCCGTACTCTACATACATGGCATAGTCGCATTCATCATTTCCAGCCGACACGATCCAGCTTCCGCTTTCACCTGGTCTTTTGTCAATCGACTCAGCTAAAGTGCCTGTGTAGAACGCAGGCGGATCAAACATCACAAGTTCCGCCCTGGCGATATTAACGCCCTCTTCCGCAAAATGCTCCATCAGCTTTTCGGCGGCCGGCTTTAAACTTTTCTCAAAGTTTTCAAGAACCTTGATTGCTTTCCTGATCGAGGTCTGATCCAGTGTCATCGGAATTGTCTTCAGGATAAACAGGCTCATCATTCCCTTCGTTGGAATCAGATCCGGGAGAAACAGGATCGTTATTTTCTTCCCCTGAATCATTTACGGGAATTACAGGATCGTTATTCTCTTCAACGTCCTGATCTCCATTATCAGCAATCCGTTCTTTCAGGGCGATTGTTACGGAGTTCAGGCTCGGACGTACCGCCTTGATATCAAGGGTTTTGTTTTTCCACTCGATATACCCGTATTCGTTGATGTTCACATTTGGATCATCCATCACAAGTACATGTGAGTAAGAAATCTCAACACCGTCAAACGCCTGCTTGGCTTCTCCGGACGGGGCTGAGATATTACCCTCGTACGTCACCGGGTCATTATACTGTACCGTCGGTTCACCTGTATGAAGCCCATCCTCGTTTAGATCGGATCCCAACCCGAGGTATTCGTAGTAGTCAAACTTCGTCAGGTTCCGTTTCAACAGTTTCATGGAAACACCACCTTAAATAACAACCTGACAGAACGGTGTAACATCCTTTAACAATGCTTCCGGAATGTCCGCTGACCCGTAATTTCTATGGATGTTATTTTCAATGTGCTGAATTTCGCCTTCTGCGCCGCGTTTATTGATCTGATAACACGCAATGTTCAGCTGAATCATGGCGTACTTATCCGGCACGCTGAGACCTTCATAGTCTGTCTTGAACGGATACATGCGGTTCAGGATTTTCTGTGCTGCAATCTCAAGATATACGTTCAGAATGGCCGCATCTATTTCATCATCGTCTAGCATGTGACGAAGAACAGCAATTTTATCCTGATCGGTCATTCTGTTCGCCCCCTTACTTGCTCAGCTTTGCTTTCCCGGAAGACCTTGCTTTGGTTTCAGTCTTCGCTTCCACCGACGCTTCAGCCTTCGGTTCTTCGGAAACAACCACCGGCTTCGCAGCCTGACGTGTCCTCTTTGCCTCCGGAATCTCCTGACCTGCGGAATACCACATGCCATTCACCTTGATATTGTGTGTCGCAATCATGGTGAAACCCCTTTCAATCTCACCGGGGAACGCACCACTCGATGCGTTCCCGGGTAAATTCATCAATAAACCTTCAGCAAGGCGACTTCGTCCATCCGCTCATAGCTGGGCAGGACGATCTCGGAAGCGAAGGTGTTCAGGTTCACCGGATGCGGATCCACAATCTGAGTGATGGCGATACCGCCTTCAACCAACTGCACCGCAGCGGCGTTGCTGCCCATCAGGTCGGCTTCTTCGGGAGTCGTGCCGTAGCAGGTTTCACCGATGGCGCCGGAAGGAACCAGAGCCACATAGCCGTCCGGGACAAACTTGGCCGCAACCTTGCTCTCGTTCCGGAACTGCTTGTCGTACAGCACGATGCCATCCAGATCGTTGGTATCCTTCATGATCTGAATGATCTCGTTGTCCGTCAGGTAGCCGAACGCAGCACCGCTCTTGGTCAGGTAACGATTCTTGATCTGAGTGTTGTTCCGCAGATACTTGAACGTCGCCTTGTTCATAACGGCAATCCGCAGGTCGGAACCGGTCTGGGCACCGATGGCATCCTTGGCGTCCTGAATGTCGCCGAAGGGATCACTGTGCTCAGCGTCAGTCCAAACATCCTGCCCGGTCAGCTCGAAATAGTTGGCGGCCTTCCATGTGCCGTTCGGGTCATAGTTGTAGGTGTAATCAACACCGTTCGCCTGGAGGGTGATGCCCATGTTGCCGTTCAGCGGGAACAGCAGCTGCATACGCATCCGCTCGCTCACGACCAGAGCGCCTTCGATCAGCTCACGGGCATCATCAAACACCCTCGCGATCGCGGCGTTCACATAGGGATCATTGGCACTCTGTGCCCGCAGGATATCCTGACGGTCACGTTCCTTGATTTTGAAACCCTCACGGAAGAAGGGCATCTCGGTTTCGAGCTTCTCGACGCCGATCCTGTCGCGGAACGTTGCTTTGGCGTCGAACGCACTGGGCATCAGGGACACAGGCAGACCCTTGCTTCCCTTGAACCACTTCAGGTCAAGACCGGCCTGTTTGCGAGCCGGGAAGAAACCTTCTCCCAGATAGGGGATCCGGTTGCTGACATTTTCGGTCCAGTTAATGCCGATGGCGGCAGGACTAAACATACCATCAAACAGCATATTTTTGATCTCCTTTCATTCACATATTGCGGCTATTAATTACGTTTCGTAGTTATACACCGCTGAAAAAAATTGGTTATTCAGGCCACTGCACATATCTGAACAGATGACCGCACCTGACTCTTACGTCAGCGTGAATCTTTACGCCGCTCGCCCTGCACAGGCTGCAGAAGTACAGGTCTTCGCTCAGCATTCCTCTGTTGGCGTCCCCGTAATTCACCCAGTCGTACCATGGGTACTCGGCTTTCCGGAATACTTCTGTCCGGATCAGGGCACATCCCATTCCGCCGCCGTGAATCTCGATCTTCGATTCTCCCGCTTCACTCATGGCTCGCAGTTCTTCGGCGGTATACTGAGATTCTGTAGGATAGTGATAATACTCTTTGCCATCCGCATCTTTCAGCCGGCATACACACATTCTGCCGGTGTACAGGTTGACCGGATCCCTGTGGGCATAATACCCGAGACAGACATCCTTTGCATCTTCCAGAAGAAGCTTTAGAGCATTCTTTGGAATGACAACATCGTTGTCAACCATCAGCACATAATCCGTTTCAAGGTCAAGTGCTTTCTGGGCGATCTTGTTTCTCGCCGTGGCAACGTCATAGCCGCGCACAGACTCGAACAGAACTTCGTTACCCACTTTGTCCAGATCCCAAATGCTTTTATAGGTGTCCGGATAAATCGTTTCAAAGGTCGGTACGGCAATGAGTATCCTCATCAGTTATCCTCCGATCAGGTAGCTCCGGTGGCTCCGGTAGCACCCTGAGCGCCAATGTTGGTGCGGAACACAACACCGGGCAGAGCACTGTACAGTGCGGAAGCATAGCTTACTTCGCTGTGAGCCTGGGCCTTGGTGGCATCGATGATGCCCTGCACGACAGCGGCACCATTCGGGTTCTTGGTAGGATCCACGTCATACAGCAGGATTCCGATGGCGTTCGCACCGGTGGTGCTTTCACCGGCTGCCGTCAGGGGCGTGCCAGCCTTGAGGATACTGGAACCCGCAACTTTCACGGGGATCGCCTGGAAGTCCTTGCTGGCGAGAATCTCAACAGTTCCGCCGTAAGTGGTCTTGGCAAATTTCATACCTTGTCTCTCCTTTCAAAAGAGTGTGTTTTTATCCTATCGGTCAGACTGACCGATTGCAGTCTCACCGTATATAGGCATCCAATGCTTTTTGAGCCTGTGCGTTCAGAGCATTCCTGCTCTTGCCGATCTCCTGTGCCCGTCTGATTGCCTGAGCTTCGGGACTGTTGCTGTCCGCTCCGGCTCCAGGTGCGGTCACTTTCCCGAACTCTTTACGAAGCGCAGCTTCCCTGATCTGCCACGCCTTCTGTATTTCCAGCAGGGCGTTGTCAATGTCAGCCGCTCCGTACAGATGGTCCGCCAGGTTTCCGGCAGATTCCTCATCCAGTCCGAGCTTTCCCATAACCGTCTTGACGGTGTTCCCCTTGGCAACCTGTCTCCGCAGGTCTTCAAGCTCCTGAGCAGCCTTGTCGGCGGCTTCCTTCTTGGCGGCCTCGTCAATCTCTTCCTGCGTCATCTTGGCCTTGAGTGCTTTCTGAGCTTCATTCATGGCCTTCTTGTTTTCGCTGGCTTCGTGCGTTGCCTTATCAAGTGCCGCTTTCTGCTTCGCCATTTCCGCCTTTAAACGGGCGATTTCGGCGTTCATGTCGTCGGTTGACGGATTGCTCGCCTGATTGCTTTCAGACTGGTTCCCGGCCCCTCCGGACTCGTTTACGGTATTGTCAGCGCCGGTCGCACTGATGTCAGCTCCGGTTTCTCCTCCGGACGTTGCTCCGTCACCTGCCGCAGGTTCTGCGAACTGCTGAAGTTTCAGTCTTAACATGGCTCAATTTCTCCTTTGCGTTTTATCGTCTTCTCTGACACTTTTGATTGTGCGTTTTATCGTCTTCTCTGACGTTTGCGTTTTAACGTCTTCTCTGACATATATTTCAAACAGCGGTTGCTGTCTAAAACCACATTTCCCGTTTACTTGCCGGATGAAGTATTCGCCACTTCTCCAGCTTCCATCGTGCGAAAGACCGGCTTCCACCTGCAGCGGCACCCCCAGTGAGGTTTTCTTGGAAGTTCCCTGACCGGAAATACCTGACCGTTCAGTGCGTAACACTCGTTACACACCCTGTTGTCACGCTCGCTGATCCACTCCACCATCTCGGCTCCGTAGTCCTGAAACGCCTTGATTACCGCATAGTCCGTGAAGTTGATGCAGTACTGTCCGAGCTGTTGGCTAAGATACCGCATAGCCTTGTCGATCTCACGGTTCCTGTTCGGCGTCACCTCCAGCGTTTCCGCAAGCTTGTAAACCTTTCGCTCAAGCTCGTTGTAGAACCGGTACAGTGTTACAAAGTCCGTCTGATTCAGCTGATCCTCAACCCACGCCATTGTGATTGCCTTATCGGCTTTCCTGTGGGCTTTCGTTGATTCCTCACCGCACACCATCATTCCGAGGATGTACGCTTCAAAGGCGATTTCGTAGTACTTCTTCTTGACCCGCTTTACAATCGTCTGATAAACCGTCGTAACGGTCCGGATCACATTGATTTTGTCGAAGTCTGCGAGCTTCAGCTTTCCGAACTCTTCCACCAGTTCGCGGTTAATAATCTTGATGGCTTTGTCACATGCCTCATAATAGTTAACCTTGTCCGCATTCACTCAAGATCACCGCCTGAACCCGATTCCGTTATCCCTGCGTGCTTTATTTGAACAGCTCAGAGAATCATAAATCTGCTTGTCGTCCCGTTTCTGGAACCGCTTTCCGCAGACAGGGCATATCGCCCACTTGGCTTCCCTTTTAACTCCTCCTTCGTTTCCGTTGCCGGACGTTTCGCCCTCTGCCTGTGCCCTGATCCCGTCAGGGCTGGAAGGATCCACCGTATCGTTTTCATCCAATGGGATGCCTTCCGTAACGCCATTCAGCCTGTCAAGCTCATCAGCCAGTTTCTGCTGATACTCGTCATACACCATTGCGTCGCTTTCAGGATCGCGACTCAGATGACTGAACGTGAACGCCTGTATAGCCGGCATGCCGCTCGTCCTGAGCGTACTGAAGCTCTGCGTCTTAACCAGCAGATCCTCGTAGCTCTGACGCCAGAACCTCGGTTCAAGATCGCTCAGCTTGACTTCCTCAAGCACATGCCCATCCGCACATATCTTCAGGGCAATCTTCAGGAATGCCGTTTCCGCTTCACGCCACATGCTCTGCGTTTCAAGCATCCTGGCTTCAGCATGCCACCACCCGTTCTTCAGAATCATGGCACCGTTGTTCGAGCTGTCGCTCGTGTTTCCGTCGCCCTGGCTCGGCATACCGACGATCTGAAGAATCGTCTTGTACATGTCGTTCACAAGCGTCTGCGTCTGACTCTGATCCAGCTGTTCGTTCAGGTAGTACAGCTTGCGTCCACCGTTGCCGGTTCCCGCCGTGTTCGGGAGCTTAATAGCGCCGAGGTCTTTCAGTTCAAGGAAGTCCTCACGGCTGATGTCAACACCGTCAAACACCATCAGTGCCTGAATGAATTGCTCAATCCCGTCAAGACGATTCGACTGCGTCAGGTTAATAGCGTCAAGAAGCGGCACCACAGGCTCAAAAGCACCCATGTAATTCGGATTGCACGGATACTCAATCAGCGTGACAATACCAAAGTTGTGCTGTTCACGCTTGATGATCTTCAATGCTTCGCCGTCTGCCGCCGCAATCGTGTACTTCACGTTCGGCGTGTAAACCGTGTACTCCGGATCGGTCAGGTTCTCACCACGGAACACGTACGTAACGCCCATCAGCACACGTTTTGTAACGTCGCTCCTGCGCACCACAAACGTATTCTCGCAGTCCGGCACATAAATCTC